TTTAACCGTTACTCCGTGTTCGATCGTTGCTCTCTCTCCTATCTCTGCTTCGTCTCCTATCTTTGCTTCGTCTCCTATCTTTGCTTTGTCTCCTATCTTTGCTTTGTATCCTATCTTTGCTTTGTATCCTATCGTTGCTCTCTCTCCTATCTCTGCTTCGTCTCCTATCTTTGCTTCGTCTCCTATCTCTGCTTCGTCTCCTATCTCTGCTTCGTCTCCTATCTTTGCTCTGTATCCTATCTTTGCTTCGTCTCCTATCTCTGCTTCGTCTCCTATCTCTGCTTCGTCTCCTATCTTTGCTCTGTATCCTATCTTTGCTTCGTCTCCTATCTTTGCTCTGTATCCTATCTTTGCTCTGTATCCTATTATTACTCTGTGTCCTATTATTGCTTCGGAGCCTATCGTTATATTCCTTTTTTCTAATTCTTCCTTATCCGATAGCCTAAACTCTTCCCAGCCCTTACCATCTACGTATAATAATATCTTGCTCATTTTTTATCCCTCTTTGGTTTTAAAGCCGTGCACGGTCGGCTGCTTTCTTTAGGAGATACCCCTATCCCTGCCGTGCCAGGGATTACGCTACTTATTCTTATGCGGCCTCGTACCATCTCTCGAGGATGGTTTGACGAATTAGGTCTTCGTCGACCTCTATAAGTCCTGCAATGATGTGAGTGACCTCATCCAATGATTCATCACACTTATCATCAAAGAGCGCGTCGTATTGATTCAAAATTCTAATTCTATCTCTCTTTTGATTATCCATGCATAGCTCCTTAATCTATTTGTAGATTTTGATTCTCTATTAACTCGACACCCTTAAATGATCTCCCTGATTTAATAGCAGCCTTGAGTTCATTTTTCATTGGGCTATATTCAATTTTTGTAAACTCTTCGCCGAGTACGGTAAGGAGTTGATTATCAGGTATCTTTACATCCAAGGATTCGCTTTTGCGCCAATAGAGCTTAACTCGATCGTCTTTGAGTTTAGTCCCCTCTTGCAGATTAGCTTTAATAAATCTTAAAAGGCTCTTATACCTTTTTTCAAGGGCCTCTCTCCTCTTTTTAAGATTGGCTTCTTTTGATTTTAAAGCCGCTGCCTCAAGTTCGAGTTCGCAATATATGCATCCAAGGTTGAGCAGCTTTTTGTCCTTAGCCTCAACAATATCGTTGAGTTTTTGCGCAAGAACCTCATCTACAATTTCACCCGTGTCCGGATTAATCGCGGAGTAGAGTGTCTGATAATACAGATCGTCGAGTTCGAATAGTTTAAGTGTTGCGAGTGCAGCCATTAGGATAAGTCCCCCTCTTCCGTATGCCCAAGCGCGCCTAATGCACGGTCGAAGTGCGTCAGTCCCTCTTGATAGAGTGCGACTTTGTTCTGTTTGCTAAATTCTTGATACATCCCTTCCCACCGTTTCCTACAGGATGAAAGTTTTTGAATCGCATCTTTCTGAGTTAAGTTTTCGTTCGCTATAACTCCGTCGATCCACGCCTTAGTATCTGTAAGTTTCGTCTCAAGAGTTTTTGAATCTTTTTTCAGAGCGGGCGATTCTAGTTGTGCAGGAGGAATTTCTTTCTCGGGCCGTGCGCCCTCCTGTTCCGAAACAGAATCCGCCTCCACGAAATCCTCAATATCCTGGCTAAAAATATCAGACGCTGCTGTGACTGTGAGTGTTGCGTCAACCTGCGAACGTTTTTTTCCGATCTTCAGAACTGTATTATAGCAATCAGCAATATCCGGATTTTCTATTTGCTCAATCCTCGCTAACCTCCATCCCGATTCGGTTTTGGTTACAGACATTCCTTTCGGTAGATATTTTTTATTTTGTTTGTTATCCCAATACGCTTTCGGAACAGGTTCATCGGTTGCCTTATATTCGTTTCGATATCTGTATTTTTTTTCCATCGTTGAGCAAATCCCAACACCAGACCCTAAAAATTTTCCAGTCTCAATCGAATAGAGTTTGCAAATCACTTCGTACTCTCTGTGTCCTCCAGGCAAATCTGTTTGTCTGATAGTGTATTCAGTTGCCAGGCGAAAAACGAATGAAAGTTTCTCGGCTCCAGATTTGTAAAGAGACGGTTTTCCGGTCCCCGGAATTACACCGTAGTGTTCTCCGTCGCGCATAACGTCCTTCATTACGCGCTGAATGACTGCGATGTTTGACTTTAATCCGTCTACGCTCTCATTGACTGTTAGCCCAGGAAGTTGATTGGTCTGGGTTGCAATGTTTTGATTTTCGTTTGTCGTCATTTCCCTTCTCCTCCAAAATTGAATTTTGAATTGCGAAGGGATAATGTCTTAAAATTTAAGATATTGTCAAGAACTAAAGTATTAATTTTTAAGACATTAGAATTTTCTGAATTGTTTCTGACAGAATAAGCAATCGCTCCATTGAAGATAAATTGCCAATTCCTGTTGTAATTGTTGAAATTGTTCCGAGTCGAACACCACTCATTTTTGCGAGAAGAGCCGCATTCCCTCTTTTCTGATCCACAAAGTATCGGATATAATCCGTTAGAATTTGCCTGTCCGATTCTTCCGAATCCAGATTTTCCCGACGTCGCTTTATTACCGTGGAAGCGATTTTTTGTAATTGTTGGTCCGTCATCGCTATATCCTATTGGTGCTCCATTAAAATTCCTTAATGCGAAATTCATTTTATCCCTCCCATTTTTAACGTGAAGGGATAATAATGTGTTTTTCGCAGTTTTGTCAATTATAATTAATGTGTTTTTCGCAGTTTTTGAGCTGCCAGTGAAAGCCGCACAATTCGCTCCATCGAAGGAGGTGCTTGCTTTCCTGTTACTAAGTGCGAAATTACGGATCCGTCTATTCCTGTCTCGCGAGCAAGAAGTAATACGTTCCCCCGTTTTTCTTTTGCGAAATCCCGGATGAAATTGATTAGAGTTGCCTTGTCCGATTCTTCCGTATCGAAACAGTCTTTCCACTTGGCTATAATCTGATCTACTGATGGTTGTTTCTTTAAAGACATCGGCTTTCTCTATTGTAGTTGTCATCTGTTCCCTCCCGATTTGAACACGGAGGGACTTTGCTGCATTATTTGTAGCAAGTCAAGACAATTTACTGCATTTTTTGTAACTTTATCACTGCTTCCGTAACATCGAGAATCGTTTCCAACGAAGGTTGTGCGCCGGTCCGTGTAACGATTCTCGAAATTGTCGAAGTTGGAAGTTTGCACTCCCTTGCGAGATCGGCCGCATTTCCGCGTTTCAAGTCCACGAACGATCGAATAAATTGTATTAATAGATCGCGATCGTTTAACTCTGATGCAATTTCCGATCGTCGACGTTCTATGATTTTCAAAATAGTTTTGAGTTCGGACATCGGCTTTCTCTATTATCGGTTTTTTTATAATCCTTCTTAAATCGCTCATCACGCCACCTCGTCCACTCTGTATGATTTTTTGATGTCCTGAAGTACGTGGGCCATTGCATCCGTTTCCGCGCGGAGTGTCATCAGGAGGTCATCACGCTCTTTGACTTGTCCTTTGAGATACCTGATTGTCTGTCTGTAACTCACAAACAAAGCACGGAGACGGGCACGAGATTCTTTTACGTTCTGTTTTTGTTTTTCCACGGTGCGCATAACATCATCAAGTGAGTCCTCGATAAGCTTGTTGTCCTCTTCGGTTAATGGGATCTCACTTATACGTTCACTCGCATCAATCCAGTTACGGACAGCCTGCACGTCTTGAGATAGTTGGACGATATTACGTAGTGCGTCCATTTGGTGGTCTGTGTCGGGGTTCACGCTGCACCTCCTAAGTTGTATGAGGTGCGAATATCTACACAATGTTTATTTTTGTCAATAAATAAATCTAAACATTGTGTACTTTTTGAATTACCTCCGCAAGCGTTAGAAGTCCGTCCATGCCCGGAGGTCGGCCAGAGTTGTTGACCAGATTGGAGATACGCGAAACTGGAATTCCTGTTTGTTGAGTAAGTAAAGCTGTGTTCCCGCGTTTCGCCCGCACAAACTCTCGAATGTATTCTATTAACGCTTCGCGGTGTTCTTGCTCCGTATCCACACACTTCCGTCTGTGTTCGATAATTTGTTTTATCGTCTCTTTCTTCGACATGTCTCTTTCCTAATATCGGAAACTGAGTTGATTCACTCAACTGTTTCATATAGCACCTCCTAAGTTGTATGAGGTGCGAATATCTAACCAATGGTTAGTATTGTCAATGATTAAAGTTAACTTTTGGTTAGTTTTTGAATAGTCTCGACAAGAATTAAAATTCGTTTCATTGATGGAGGTGTCTTGCTTTCGTTGATTAAGTTCGAAATTACTGGTACTGCGATATTGCTCTCTCTCGATAATAGTGCAACATTCCCGCGCTTGGATTCCACGAAGTTGCGTATATAGTCGGTAAGCATTTTTCGGTCTGGCTCTTCTGTATGTAAACAATCTTGCCATTTCTTCACAATGGCAAGAATCGTCTTCTGTTGTGATTCTTTGGACATGACTCTTATCCATTATCGGACTTTGTTTGATTTTTATCAATGCCTTCATGCGAACACCTCACTGGAATGCCTGGGAGTTGTGTGAACACATTGCATAAAAAATGCAATTGTCGTCGGGTTAAACCCTTCGTTTCGCAATATCTCAACTTGCTCTTTGTGGTTTGGTTTGTATCCGTTGCGGATCTCGAAACATTCGAGCGCAATTCGGGCACGGTCTGACAGGTGGTATCTTGGGGTCATAGGTATCTCCTAAATTTTTTGGTTGACCGCAAACAAAAGAGGAGATAAACAGAAATCGGTCGTTGGACTTTTGTCTAACTCGGAGCCCGGTTGCAGCCGGGCTTTTTTATTTTTGGTCGGGGTATTGTAAGGAATAAAACTTATTGTTTTATTAAGTTTGTCAAGATAAAAAGTTATTGCGATAATAACTTTTTTGCATTTTGGGCAAGGATAAGTATTATTTCTATCCCCGGACTGACACCGGTATTTTTTAAGAGATTGGATATTCTGGATTCCGGAACACTGCTTGCTTCTGCAAGTCGTCTTTGATTTCCGCGTTTCAGTTCTACAAATTCCCGAATGTATTCTATCATAAGCGCACGATCCGATTCGCTTGTATTCAAACAGTGCTGTCGGCGTTCTATTGCCTGATCGATCATTTCTTTTTTCGCGGCCATCTCTTAATTCCATTGTTATCACACTCATTAAATCTCTCAACACAAAGTTCACACTGCATGAGCGCACAAAGATGTGCGCCATATTTTGGTTAAGGGTCGGGGTATTGTTGTGGGGAAGAAATATCCACAAGATGGATATAAGTCAAGTAAATAATATCCACTTACTGGATATTTTGTATTGTTTCGGCAAGCTTTATGATCGTATCCATTCCGGGTGAAAAGCTGCGCTCCCGTATTAAACTGGATATTTTGTTCTGAGGAATAGAGCTTGCTTCGGCTAAAAGTTTTTGATTCCCACGTTGCGAATCCACGAATTGACGAATATACTGAATAAGCATTTCTCGATCCGCCGCCTCTGTGTCCATATTTTGACGACGTCGCTTTATTGCTTCCGTTATCAATTTCTTTTCTATTGCCATCTCTTAATTCCATCTTTGTCATATCCCGTAAATCTCTCAAGTCCTTACTACTTTCTCTCTTACTTCCAGCGGCCTGAACCAATCGATCATGTACCGAAGATAAGCACACTGATACAATGCCAGTACCCTACACAATGGCCGCTGTATTCCGTGCTTGTTGTACTGCCAAAAGTATTCAATTTTTTCTATCTCTCTGTTCTGCGAATTTTCCATCGTTGCCTCTGTGTGTCGGGAACCCACGAAGCGTTTTATGTTTTTGTAATATTGCTTAGCTTGCCTTGCGATTCTTCCACCGTTTCCCGTCACGTCTCCGGTCGAACGGCACTAAACCGTGTTCGATTCCAAGCTCCGTAAGATCGGCAATCACCTCCGCGTTTCCGGTGCGTCCGTATACCGACATCCGATACGTGACTGAACCGACTCCGATCGCCTTCGCACGTTTCGCGGAGGACGTTCCGAGCTGTTCAAGCTCGAACGTTATCCGTCGCCCGTTTGCGTCCCGTTCGTTTTTATCCGACATAAGGAGTTCATTGGAAATCAGTTGCATTGATACGGTATCCTCGCTCTAGTACACCAATCTGACAAACTGGCGTAAGTGACAGGAATGACCGTAACACAATATATTGTGTTTGTCAATCTATTTTTACATTATTTTGTGTTTAAGGATTTTTTTTGATAGAGCGATTAAGAAAAATATTCGAGGAATCTGGGCTTACTCAGAAAGATTTTGCGATTTCGATTGGACTGACGCCAAATGCACTAACAGAACTATTTAGCGGTCGAGCGAAAAGTCCATCTGTTGGCACACTTGAAAATTTGATCAAAACCTACGATGTAAATCCATTATGGTTCATCACAGGCCAAGGCCCAGAAAAAAACCCTCGTCGTTCCCTCTCCCCACTTTCAGAAGACAAAATTCGGGAAATGGAATCGCATGACCGACGGAATCGAAAAATCGTGACGACGGCAGGAGCAACTGAAATGATTGATGCCTATCTCGCTTTGAACGAGCGTGACAGGGCGACTATAAATTCATTGGTCAAACAGCTAAAAGGTTGATGAATATTCAAACTTCATAAAATAGGTGCATGCGCATCTTATTAGTCGTTTCACTCCTCTCGGTTGGGACAACGCTTCTTCCGGAGTCGCCGGACATTCACACCAAGTTTTTAGCTGCCGTCAAAAAGGGCAACGTCACCGAAGTCGAGTCCCTTTTGAAGCAGGGTGCTTTCGTTGATTCCGTGGATGCGGATGGGCGCCCCGCTATTTCTCTCGCCGCCGAAAGTGCAAAGAAAACTGACTGCAAAATCGTGAAAGCATTGATCGCGGCAGGAGCGAGTAACGCAATTGAGGCTGGCTCCGATATGTTTTTATTAGTTCACTATCTTGAGAAAGCACCCAATTGTATGCTTGTTTTGCTGGATAGTGGATATGATCTAAATGCTTGTATTCGTGTCTCAGAAACCTGGTTGCAGCCAGTTTTTTTCGGAATCGTATCGACATCAAACTCCTTGAGTGAATTGAAGTCCTTTGAGGACAGAATTGATTTTTCAAAATTAGATAACGACAGACAATCGGTCCTCACTTTGCTGACGTATTCAAAAGCTTTAGATAAGAATGGATTTGAACTACTTCAACATGCCATATCAAAGGGTGCATTCATCGAGTCACAAGAGAGACCAGACAATCAACAGTTTTGCAATTTATCTGCACGTGATGAACTACGCTGGTTTGAATATTATTTGTCAACAGAGCCACATTTAGCAAATTTACAATGTATGCATTACGAGTATATTCCAATAGAATCATATATCCGCAAACAGAAGCCCAAGTTTCTGAATGAGAAATTAAAGCTCCTGAAAGAGGCTAAGATCCGGGCGGCAACTGTTCCCCTTACCTATACGGAGAAATGGAGAGAAAGCGCGCCCAGGTGCGACTGAAACGAACGCGATCGCATGACTATAAATTCATTAGTCAAACAGCTAAAGGGTTGAAATTGGAGATAAATTATTTCAAATCCTGACGTTATCCAACCGCGTTCATTTCTTGCATTGCGTTGTATTGAATATCTTTTATCGTACCGTTATAAAGGGCACGAACCTTGACTCTAAAGTTTTGATATCCCTTCGAAATTCCTTCCGCCGCAAAAGTCTGGAAACGCATTACCGAATAAACAATACCTATAACGAAGGTAGACGATAATAGAAAGAACGACTTAAATACAAGATGGGATATTACGATTCTTTCATATTCTTCGAGTAGGGGTTTAAGATTCATTTGCCCTCTTGAATCAAGCTTCTTCACTCCCTGATCCAACTCCATCCCAAGCGTAGAGCTGATCTTATATCCGCTCATAAATAAATTCGTTAAGGATCTAAAAATTATATAACGCAAAAAACTGATTCGATGCGTGAATCGAATTGTCCCGTTAATTATTGCTTCGAAACTTTGATAAGCCGGGTCAGAGAATTTGATTCCATTTTGTTTCAACCCCAATTCAAAAAGCCTGTCTCGAAGTGCAAATAGATCCTCGCGGGTCCGATCGACCATGTAGCCCTTCCATAGAACATTCCAATAAAAAAATAAAAGACCAATTGTTAAAAACAACATTAACCCGTTTTCCATTACCTGTCCTCCTGTGCCGTTCGACCGTTTATCGCCAAACCACTTGTTGATCGGTCTGGATTGTGCCTTTTTTCGTATTCTGCATGTTTTGAACCGAGTCTTTCTATATTATCGGACCGTAATTTCTTTTGTTTGAGCCCATAAAGTATCCCAAAAAATCCAAAAATGTAACCTGCCATTTGAGTTAGATTGGATTTTTGCGCAAAATCAACCAGTGCGTTTATTCCAATATCAAATATAGCATTCGTCTGCTTTCCTGCAAGATGCGAAACTGACGCAACCAGACCATAGACGACTATTCCATATCTTGATATTTGACCAATTACAGCAATTATTCTCTCTCCCCAACTTGCAACAACACTCAATTTATGAGCCCTGTGGCTCGCCTCTAATTCGTTTTGCGTGGGGCGTCCCCGAGTTTTTTTGGACATACTTAATTTAGCACAACAACGGTTGAATCAAAATTTAGTATGTCATTATTGTCAATTTAATGATTCTCATAGTTGTAAAATATTTCACCAGGACTTTGTTTAGCTGTAAACGGATATTTAGCATTTAAGTAAATAGTTATTTTATAAAGTTCTTATACTCCTCTACCAAGAATCTCGCACGGCTACGAATATCAAGATCCGTAGTCATACGGAGTTCGTAATCGGCAGACAAAAAACTTTCAGCGAAAACTAATTTCCGCTGAAACAACACGCCTTCTCTCCTCCAACTCGGGCTTGGTTCCACGTATCGACACAATAAAAAAATGAAATAAATAGCAAGCCGTCTGCGCGCTCGATAAACGTAACCTAAAGCCCCTAAAGCAATCATAACCGCAAATTCCATTCTCTTCTAACCTATAACTATATATTTGTTTAGTATTCTATTTGTCTCTTGAAAAATATATAAAAATTTCTAAATTCCGAGTATGCAACTGTCGAAAACATAATATCAACGTTTTATCAATATTTGAGTCAAAACTTTTACAAGGTCAATTCAAAAATTAGCAAATTGTTGATTTTATAAATATGAAACGAAAAGGTCAGGGCAAGCGACTTAGAACTATACTTAACGAAACTGGGCTGAAATCTAAAGTATTGGCCGCGAAATTCAAAATCATTCCGGCAACGTTCTCGAATTATTTGCGAGAAAAAAGGGAGATACCTTTCGATTTTGCATACGAGTTGCTTCTCGAATTTGGCTACTCCCCTTTTTGGTTAATCTTTGGGAGCGGCGAAAAATTTATCCCGAAAGATTTTTTGGCCTCACTTACACAAAAACAGATAACGTCTGTCTACGAAGTTGAGAAAGATCGAGTGTTTCTGCGGCAGGTCGCAGAGTCCGGATTTCGTCCAATGTTCGAGCAATTACTCGAACTCGACGAACGAGAGAGAAAAATATTTCAGGCTATTTTTGATCGTTTTTTTCCGAAAGGATCTGAATAACTTTATCCGTGTACTTATCAACGAGAGTCGTCACCGACTCTCTACTTTTTTCGATTTCTTTAGCGAACTCTAAAAGAATATTTTTTATTTTCAAACGCATGCTGCTCATCCTGCTGCCTCGGTTTATCCGACGTATACTCGGGGCGAGTTCCGAAAAAATGAGCGATTTTTACTTTTGCTACAATTGACACGTGACAGAAGCGCATTAGGGTTTTTTAATGCGATGTATTGACATTTGGAAATAAATTATTGAATTTAAAATCTACACTCACTGTCAAATTCTCGAATGTCTAAGTTGATCGTATTACAAATAACCAAGAAGCGATTTCTATAAATTGCTTTTTTCGGTAGATAACAATGTAAGGGTATTGGATACTTCCGATCCGGAAAATACAAATCTACATGTACATAATCTTTTGTTGCACCAGTGGAAATTTTACTATCCGTTTGGATTACTAAGCCCAAGAATTTTACCTTGAGCTTTTCGATTACTTTTTCATAACTTAACCAATCAGGATGCAACTTGAGTATCTACGCTTGATTTTTCTTTTTTCAAATTTTCGTAAAGACCCTGAAGCATCGAAAGAGAAACTTTTAACTCAGAATTTCTTTCTTCTGATTCTCTAAATTTTTCCTCAACAATCGAATTAGAATTTTTTAATTCTTCGTTTTCTTTAGATACTGCTCTTAACTTATCTGTCTCTGGATCTCCGCAAAGAAATAAAAGTTGCCTATAAATTCCCCAATACTCCTCTAATTGAGTATTTTTGAGTAACTCATACAGGCCCTCATTTTCTTTTAGTGAAGATAGATATTCTTCAATATGCTGAAAAAGATTTGATTTAGACTTTATCTCGTCAATTCCCCAAGAGAATAATCCTAACTCAAGTGCAACAGCCGCATATCCAGACTCATCTTCGGGACCTTTTTGTTCGAAAATCAGATAATGAATTTTCAGAGAATGCCCATTCACATGGCGCCAAATTTTCCCGAATAATACTACTTTTCCAATTTCTATCATTTTATTCTACCCCACAAGATTTTGCCCTCTTGATTTGTCCACTCCTATGTTTATATATCTTAGTTACGATATATACTAATCTATCGGCATAGTCAACAATTGACAACGACACTTTTGATTCTTATAAGACTTAATAACTCGAAACAGGTGGGGAAATTCCCCACCTGGAAAAAAATCAAACGCCTTAAGTCCAAACATACTCCTTTTCTTAACTCTACACTATGCAGAACAAAAATCCGCTTCCCCTATTTTTCCCCTGCATGAGAGACTCTATTTTGATGAAAGTTATTGCAATCGTAAACCAAAAGGGCGGCGTAGGCAAAACTACCGAAACGTCAATATTTGGCAAAAGCCTGGCTTATTCTGGAAAAAAAGTTCTTGTCATTGATGCAGATCCACAAGGGGGCATTTCTTCCATCCTACTCCCAGACCAAGACGAAAATGAAAACCGCAAAGGATTATTTGATATATTGATGGGCGATGATCCTATTTTCAACGAAAACATTCACCCATCTCACCTCCTAAATTTAAATGGAAACCTTCATATCATTCCGGCAGATCATAGGTTAGACAAAATATTCGTTTCGTTGTCTCCATTTGTTCTTAGGGATACCTTTAAATCTTTTGTCGAAAAGGATTATGATTTTATTCTCATTGATACACCCCCAACTGTTCAGGGAATTACTCGCGGTGCGGTCATTTTTGCTGACCGCGTCATTATTCCCTGTGAAACAACACCTCAGTCTTTCGGGCCCACCAAATATACCGTTGATTCAGTTTTAAATTTAGAGAAGACTCCTGAAGTAATTTTTCTTGGCTGGAAGGAACCTGAAGGTGATGGGTTCCAAGCTCGTAATGCTCGAAAGTTTGAAACACAATTTTCAAAATTCCTCATAGGCTCTCTCCCAAAAAATATCACTTCGAGTTCTTTGGCCTCGGAAGATAAAAAAATCACACCATCTCTCAAAGATGGGCTGGTCTCAACGGTCATTTCTTTGTTGGAGAAAAATAAATGAGCGGCTTTAAAAAAGTAGGCTCGCAAGATTATAAGACTATAAAGATGCAGCTCGCTCCTGAGCTCTTAGAGGTTCAGGGAATGATGCCAATTTCAGATGAAGATTATTCAAAGCTATATAAATCTATTTCTAAGGTTGGGATAAAAGACCCATTGCGAGGCTATCTCGGAGAGGGAAGGGTATTCTTTATTCTTTCGGGAGCCAATCGATTCGATATAGCTACAAAGCTAAATCTCGATATGATTCCTATCGAGATTTACGAAGGCGGCTCCCGGAAAGATAGAGTTGAATTTGCTTTAGATGAAAATTTAGAAAGACGCCATTTAACAAATGATCAAAAGAGAAAAATTGCTGAGTGGAAGCTTAGGAATTCTCCAGAAGAATCCGATAGAATCATCGCAAAAAAAGCGGGGGTGGATCATAAAACGGTTGGAACTATTAGAAAAAGGCTCGAAACAGGTGGGGAAATTCCCCACCTGGAAAAAAGAAGAGGGCAGGATGGAAAAATTCAGGCGGCTAAGAAATCGGGCGAAATTCCCCGCATAGAAAAAAAATTAAACGCCTTAAGTCCAAAAGAAAGAATGCTTAGGATAAATGAGATTAAAGCCGAAATTAAAAACTTAGAAGCACAAATCAAAACAAAGCAAAAAGAAATCGACGAACTATCGAGAACTTAGCCGCCTGAATTTAGCACTTATAAAAATGCCCAATTTTTTTACTTTAAAATAAAAAAATAGTACCCAAATCCGTATGGTCATCTTACCGTACCGTAGACATCTCATCCGAGATTCGTTGTCGATGCGCCTGTGCGGAGGTGAGATGCCCACAGGCAATTCCTTCCTCCACATAATAAAATTATGTCTCTTTTTTCCTTGACAATTTTTCGTGGCTTGATCTAGATTTGTACCCGTTTAAGGCGACATAACTTGAACACGGCCCATCTCACAATACGGCCGAACGACAACGAATCGAGGACCTCCGAAACGGCTCCACGCCCAATCCATGCTCCCGATTTGAATAGAGTAGGGTAAACTCTTTTGCCGTGCGCGCCCGCCTATGTCCGCACCGCAGAACAGGAAAAAATCGTGGAAGGAATTCATCTACGGGTGCCAGAGGCATTCCCAAAAGACAAACGAATAAAACCGGCTCAACTCGGGCCGATGATGCTCGTTTTCGGAGCAATGTGGAGTTTCACCGGAAGAGGCAATGTTTGTTTTGCCTCAATCGGACTCGGGCCTGATGATGTGCAGAATCCCAAAATCAAAAAAGCAACACTATGCTCTCGCTCAGGACTATCCAAAAACACAGTCGTGAAATATAAGAAACTTCTAATACAGCTTGGTTGGATCGAGGTTAAGCGAGAGGGCAGGGGACTCAATGATACGATAATTCTGCACGAGATTGCTTGCGCTAAAACTGAAATTCAGAATCCCACGAATTGCGATTCTTCCGGAAAAAATGCAGGCATCGAGGTATTCCAGAATCCCACTCCAAATGAATGCGATTCCAGTGGCGTACGGCATGGGGTTGGGATGCCTATACAGAATTGTACAGAAAATTTAAATAAAATAGACGAGTGGGAAAAATTCTTAAATTGGTCGAAAGAGCGACTGACGAGATCGAGTAATGATATTTTAAAAAATATTAAAATAAATTTCAATGCAAGTGAACTTAAATTACTCGAACCAGTTGCAAATTCTCTATCTATGATTATCCTAAAATATTTTACTGAAGAGGTTAAAAAACCAATTTCAGTAAAATTTGTGGAAAAAACGGAGCAGGGTAGGGCGGCCTAATATGCAAACAACAACCAAAACAAAATTCGAAAACCCCAGTGTGACCGATGTCGTTTGGTCGTTCTGGATCTCCATATATAAGCGCGGTTTAATCGAGTACATTATGAATCTGTCAAGTCCAGATGAGTTTGAAAAAATAATCTATTCTTTCGACCAGATCCATGCAACGGAATTGAGTGCTATTATAAGCACCGTACAGGAGAAAACTCAACAGATTCAGAGAAAGCAGAATGGTAAGATTATTTTGTCTGAATGCGATCGTGATTTTCTTAAAAAGGCCGGAAAGGAAATCTTATTATTGGACAAAACTTTCAGAAGGTCCCTCTTCGGTTATATACTCTCGAAGCAAAAAACTTTGACAGTAGTTTAAGGCTCGGAGGATCTCAAGGGAACAGTCGAATTTATTTATTTCTACTGTTTAGATATAAACTATAAAATTCTTCGAATGCCCTTTGACCGGATGCACCTTCTTGAGAACACCATTCTTTGACGCGCTGTAAATTAAAATGTTGGCTTTTGGCTACTAACAAAGCCTGGTCCAAACATTCACGCGACGAGAAATAAATATAGGATGCAAGTCGATCCCGTATGCAGTCAGTAGGCGAAAATATCTTTAAGATTTTTCCATTGAATTCTTTTTCATCCGGTATGATTTTATAATCTTCTCCGATCGAAACAGGGCCTGATACAAATTCGATGAATAGATGCTTGCATTTTGGATGAACGTAATGACGACTAACTTTCCGGAATCCGATTGTTTCCATTACCGACTTAATTTCCGATGCTTTTGAAATAAGTGGCTCGACTAAATCTAAATCGCCGGAACGGTAGGCACCCTTTGAATAAATCGAAACGACAGCCCCACCGACCAAAACAGAATGAATTCCTTTGCTGGCTAAATGCCAACCAACGAATTTCCACAGATTCTCTTCGTTAACTGTTTTCCAATCAGGTTCTTGCATACACTGGCTTTCCTTTTTCTCTGGGTCTTCGTCTTGTTGAGAATATAGATTCCTTTTCTTCGATGCTCAAAGAATTATAAAAGATAGACAATATTTCTTTGAGTGGCTTGACGAAAGGGGACTTTTGATTAAAAGAAAAAACACGAGATCGACCAATCTGTTTAGCAACTAAGATTCCGGCCTTTTCGAATCTTTCTAATTGTAGCCTAATCGGAGTCACGGCCACATTATAGTCTTTTGCAATGGCCGAAGAGTGAATTTCGTTATAATGATAAACGTGTAATAGAACTCTGGAAGCCGTTCCGTTTCCGAAGATGCCATCAAGGACCATGCTCTTGAGTATATTATATCATTCTTTTGTTATCAACTACTTTTTAGTCTATATAGACTAATATTTAGTCATTTGAAAACACTCTAAGCCAGGGGGAAAAAGTTTGGAGTATATTTTTAAATGAGGAAATAAGTAACTTCCGATAATCCACATTTGGTCTCATTAGTGAACATTTGTTTATTCTTTGTTGTCTCTGATCTGTTTGGCAATTTTAATTAGTGTCTCAACGTGGACTTTTTTCTTGTCGTTTTTGCCTTTTCTTTCCGACGGCCGAGGAATCTTGATTTTTCTCGAATCGATTGATTCGAGATATAGCGATAGTGCATCTTTGGCAAATGCCAAAGCCTCTTCCAGCGTATCACCCTCGGTGATACAACCAGGTAAATCCGGAAACTCGACCGTATAACCTCCTTCGTTTTTATCTTCTGTTAAAATCGCTGGGTAACTGATCATCATTTTAATCCTGCTGTTTTTAGCTTTAGTTCCTTTTTTGTATATTGCATGTGATCCCTTGTCTTCCTGCTTTGTGGGGAGCCTACACGGCCTCGTTGTATTTTCTGATCTTTTCGATTTCTTTGCCGTGATCGTTTTGCGCCTCAAAGAGATCGTACGTGTTTTGTAAGTTGAGCCAAAATTTTGCGGTTTGTCCGAAAAATTTCCCCAAACGCAATGCGATTTCTGGGGTAATAGATCGTTTGCCCAAAACCAGGTTGCTCAAATTTGATCGTGGAATTCCCGTCTCAATTGCAAGTCTATATTGAGATACTTCAATCTCGTCGAGATAGTTTTTCAGAATTGCGCCTGGGTGTGGATTGTATTTTTTGCTCACGTTAGTTCCTTCCTTAAGGTTTTAAAATTTCTCTTCCGAATAAATTCTCTAGTTTAACAATTTGTGCAAGGGTCGGGTTTGTTTTTCTCGGGTTCTCGAATCGTTGGTAAGTTTGCTGTGCAATCCCTAAACGATTCGCAACTTTAGCCTGACTGAGTCCCTGTTCCTCTCGATTTAATTTTAGCCAAATAGCAAATCCCACGTTTTTATCTGGCTCTATCAAATATATATTCTTGCCTGTCCTTTTGGATGGTTGAGGTATTGGGAGTTTACGCATATCAATTGATTCCAGATAAAGAGACAGTGCGTCTTTGGCAAATGCCAAAGCCTCTTCCAGCGTATCGCCCTCGGTGATACAACCGGGAAGATCGGGGAACTCAACTGTATAGCCCCCCTCTACTTTATCTTCTGTTAAAATCGCTGAGTAACTAATCATTATTTTAATCCTGCTGTTTTAAGTATTGCGTTCAATGTTTTTAACTTTAATTCTTTTTTTCCGTGTATCGGCACTGTAACAGTGATCGTACCTTTTTTGTATATTGCATGTGACCCCTTGCCTTCCCGCTCAAACTCAAATCCGTTGTCCTCCAAAAGTCGGATCAATTGTTTTGCGTTCATCGGCTTCATGATTTTATAATACAGTATATATACTGTATTGTCAAGGTAAATTTTGTTTTTTTATTTAATTGAGTATGAGAGCGTTCGATTTATTTTGCCGATCATGCAGAGATACAGTGACGACTTTGAAATAAGTATAGACGAGATTGTGCCTTACAAGACTCACGTAGGACAGCGTAAAATTCCAGCAGAAGAGACTGGGGTCCTTGCGAATGATATGGAGATTTTTGGCCAAATAAATCCGATTACAATTAGTAGCCAAAAATATAAACAAGAAGATGGAACAAAAAAATATCTTATCTATTCGGGCGAACGTAGATTTATGGCAGCACGTGCGCTTGTTAAACGAGGATTAAAAAAATATAAAAATATTCGTGCACGCACTCTTATCAACGATAGTAGTCATGACTCACTAATGCGCGAAGTTTACGGGACAAACAAAGATCGCAAAAATTGGGAAGAATCTGAAATTATTGATATTATAGTCAAAGAATATCCCAAGGAGCGCTTTTTAAAAAATATGGCTGGGGCACCGCGATTAGGACAAAAAAAAGAAACTCCCTTAGCGGACGAAATATCTAAAATTTTTGCAGTTTCAAAAGCCACTGCTTATAGATATATAGAGGCCGCAATTGAACGAGAGGGTTGGCAAAAGCAAAAAAATAAGCCTGAATACCCTCTGCTTGCCTCAAGCGAATTTAGTTTTGCCGAAAAAAGAGCAAAAGCCTATAACAAAGCATTAGATACGTTGAACATGGCACAAAAAGAAGTGGATCTTATTTTAAAAGATGTGCTTGATCCTAAAAATAAAGTTATGAATCGAAAGGAATTCGAAGCATTTGCAAAAGCAGTTAAAAATAAAACTGTTCGACATATATAATCGTATGCTTGCTTAAAATTTGATTACGTTTTATTTTCTCAGACAAGAAAATAAAGTCAGGTAGAAGTCTTAAAAAATGTGTATAAAGATTTATAAACAAAAAAGAAAAAGTTGACATTAAGAATTTTCGAACTTTTTGTCACGAGTTTGTGAAGACAAAACGAGCCAAAACAGGACAAAATCGAAAATCACCTAAAAGGGCAACTTTTGAGCTACCTTACGATAATCCGCACAAGAATATAAATTTTGAACAGTTCCAAGCTATTTTTTTGCTTTTGGACGGTGCTACTATTAAGGATACTGCAAGGCAAATTGCAGTATCCGAGTCTACGGTAAAACGTTGGCTCTATTCGGATGAGCCTGTTGGTATAAACTTTCGAAGTGCATACGAAAAAGAAGCGGGACAAAGAATAGAAGCGATGCGCATAAATGCGGATACAATCGCATCTGATCTTTATTCTGTGTTTAACGACTGGATTTCTGAATTAAAGAAAAAAAAAGGAAAACTAAACCCAAAGGAAGTCCAGCAAGTTTTATCTTATCTTACCAACTCTAAATATTTATTTAAAAATAAGATAGAAGCGGAAGCTGAATCCTCGAGAAAAAAAATACTATCAGGATTGGAATCTTTATTAGAAGAGAAACTGATAGAGCATATATCAAGTAACGAATGAAATTCGAACCAACAAAATTGCTTGAAGGAACTCCGTACGCAAAAGTGGATCCCGCAATACTTGCGGAAGCGGTAAAAAATGTAACCGAAAGACTTAGATCCAAAACGTTTGGCATTAACAGAAAAAAAAATATCTGCAGAAAACGAGCGACTGGTAAAAAAGGATCGTTCCAATTTTTTTGTAAACATTACTTTCCTCATTACTTTCCGATGCCGTTTGGCGAACAACAAATGGAGTTGGTCCATCTTATCCAAAGTTATCGATCATTTAAAAACGTAGACGGTTCTAAAAACCGAATCCCTTTAAGGTCCCTTGTCGCTTTATCACGTGGATTTGGGAAGTCAACTATACTTACTCTTTGCGGTGCCCTCTGGCTTGTTCTTACTGGCACTTGGAAATTTCCAATACTAGTATCATCAACACTCGAACAGGCAAAAGAGTTTTTGCGAAAAATACAGGAAGAGTCTGAGGATAATGCCGAACTTGCAAACGACTATCCGGAGTTACTACCTAAAAAAGATATTAAGGGACAAAACGTTTCCTGGTCTGACTTCGATCTAGTTTTTAACGGAGGGTTCCGCATCATTGCAAAGGGTTGGGGTAATGCAATCCGAGGCAAAAGACACAAAAATATAAGGCCGGACGCTCTACTCCTTGATGATCCGGACGAAGAGAAGGACGTAGTTTCTGAATCAACAATGATCCGAAAATATCGTTGGTTTGAACGAGCGGCATTAAAACTTGGGACCGTTTGGGGTATTGATGTTATCCTGTCTTACACTACTATTGCGCCTAATTGTGTAGGCGAATACGTATTTAAGTCGGATCGTTACAAGACCTGGATCCGAAAAAAATACAAAGCCTTAATAACAGATCAAGATGGTACGGAAAGATCGTCTTGGCCAGAAGGCGCTCCTATTGATTTACTTCGAATAGAACGAGACGAAGATCCTGTTACTTTTGCCCAAGAGAGACAAAACGACCCTCTTCCAGAAGTCGGTCAAAAATTTAAGGGACTTGTGCAGACCTGGAAATTCGAACGGCCCGAATCTTTTGCTGGTTGGCAATTAGCCTTGGCTCTTGACTTATCACTTGGCAAAACGGAGAGATCCGATTTTTCAGCGATAGTCGGCCTTGGACTATCACCTTCCGGTAAGTTTTACGAACTCTATTCTGATATTCAGCGGCGACTTCCAGACCAAATTCAAAAAGACTTCATACGGGCATTACAAGCGTTTCCGTGGGATATAGCAGGAATCGAAACTAACGGTGGGCAAGAACACTTTTTATTTGGTTTTAAAGAACACCTAGAAGACTGGAATGAACTTTGCTCTTTGGAAAACAATGAATTGGGTCTGACTCTTGCTAATAAGATAATAGTTCCAGTTGTTGATATAGATAACCGTGGCGATAAAGACAGACGCATCGAGGGAACCCTCCAGGTTCCAATTGCAACTGGACAACTTTTACTTCGGGAGGATTCGACAATCCTTCGAGAGCAATTTGAGGAATTTCCGTATAAAAAGAAAGACGGGCCGGACGCGACGCAAATGGCTTATCGATTGATTGTACACGAACTTAGAAATTCTGTATCCTTCCTTACAGCAGAACAAAGGTCGGGTGCAATTATGTTATCTCAGAAATACAATCAGAATGAAAGCAATAATAATTACATTGCAAAAAGTTTAGATCAATTACGTAGGGACCAGTTGAAGCGTCGTGGATTCTAATATCATTTTCTAAGTATATATAAATCAAAAACTTATTTTATCATGATTTTTGGCCAAAATTGATTCGATCTTCAAATGAATTTAATGAAATTGTTTTCAAATCGTTTTCAAATAATTTGAAAACTCTTCGAAAATTAGAATTCTGTGAACAAAAAAGGTTTGCAATATTCTCAAACATTAACCAATTGTCCCCTCTTCGTGGCACGACCTCGCGGAACAAATTACGAAAAAAATCTATATTACAGGACGCCAAAAGAATACCGTGATGGTGAGAAAGAAGTAAAAGGTAAAGCTGCTCCAGCCAATTCAAACGCACCAAAAGAAGAAACAGATCCTCAGCACATGGATCTTTCCACGTTTCGCAAAAGTAGTTTTTACGGGCCGACTCGTGCAACGGTTGATCAGGCAATAAATTTAAATAATCGAATGTACGATCTTTTGCGAGCCCAGAAAGATGCAAAGGATCCGATTTATATTGATGACCAGTATGTTCTATTGTCACAGGGTATTCGGTGCAGACCAGTTTTTAGACCAGATCCTTTTGATCTTAGGGACATTGGATATTCGTCCTCTTTAATAGGCTCTATTCACCAAATCCTTTCCGATGATGTTTCGATGTATTGTGATCTTGACGAGGATCCTGGATTCTCAATCGGGATGAAAGAAAAATCAAAGTCACCTTCGCCTGAAGATAAGGTTAAAATGAATGATCTTGGGCATTTGATGCTACTCATGGGTGATAAATCTCTCCCGACGTGGCGGGAACGAGAACGTCTAGGCGAAGTACTTGAAATGGCTACAAGGGATGTTCTTGCAATTGATACTGTCGCCTATCAAAGGACTTATAACAGACGTAACGAATTGATTGATATTACTTATCTTGATCCAGCGACAATTTTCCGTGTCGATCCAAAGAAGGGCTATAAGGGTGATAAAAAAATTACTCATGTCCAGATGATCCGCAATCAAGTTACTGAAGTTTATGAAGCTGGCCGAATCGTTTTGCGTCATAAAAACAATATATCGGACGTTAGGTTTCGTGGGTTCGGAATTAGTCCGATTGAATCATGTATTCTAGAAATCATGTCTTTGATTTTTGTCATTAAACATAATGCCGATCGATTTAACTCAAGGAACCCTCCTCGCGCTTTGATAACAAGCGAGGGGAGCATAACAAAAGCAGACCAAGAAAGATTAGAACTGGAATGGGAGAATGCCTATTTTGGGTCTAGAGGTGGATTTAGACTTCCGATGCTTTTTGGTGCGGGGAAAATCCAAGTGCATAACTTAGAGGTAAATGACGATTTTGAATTTGATAAACTCTTACAGATGACCGCGTCTTTAATTTGTGCGCGATACGGAATTGATCCTGCACAAATAGGGCTTAAACTCAATCAATCCACAACACTTTCGGAACCCTCTGTTGACGGAAGGCAACATTTCGCAAGAGATCGTTCGCATGGATCTCTCATGGCATTTCATCGAGACTGTTTGAACGAAGTACATGATCCACAAGATGATGCGCTTTATAAATTAATTTTTAATGGCGTTAAGGTCGACGAGTCCTCCAAAAAAGCTGATCTTTACGATAAGCAATTTAAAACTTTTAGAACTCTTGATGATATTTTAAAAGCTGAAGACAAGCCAACAATGCAGGAACTTGCAAATGACTATAAAGTAAGTGGAATAATATCAGATGACCAGGCTAAAAAATTTGCTCAAATGGGCATGTTGATTGGGAATCCTTATTTTGCAGCAGAGTTTAGTAAAATTTTGGGAAACGGATCTCAATTTGGCCAACCCCCTATATCATCAGATAATCCTTCAGACGGGAATTCAAACTTAGGTTCCGATATAAACGAAGAATTACCTTGGGATGACGACGACTTTATTACTCCAAATGCAGAAACGGAATCTCAATAATATATAATATAATGCACTCATAAAAGAGTAAAAAAAATAAGGTGATATAAAATGTCAGAAGTCAATACACAAGATAAAGAACAAACGGATCTAGTAGAAGAAGATAAAAATCCAATTCCTCCTCCAGTGATTCCAAGCGAAGAAGAGGACGAAGCCCCTCCTCCAGTAAAGAATCAAGATCGTACCTTGGGAGAAAGCTCTGAAGAGGTAAAAGGATTTTTGCAACCGATTATAGACGGATTGTCTGATTTAAAAAAATCGGAATTATACGATAGCATTCTCCAAATGCTACTCACGGCAAATAGAGGAGTCAAAAGCAATATTTCGGGCGTAATTGATTTGTTTGCTTCGAAGGGCATAGAAACTGAAAAGTTTACAGTTGAAGAGTGGAACGAGTTAGCGGAAAAAATTATCAAAACTGTGCATACAGAAAAATACGATAGGCTTAGCAGCGCGATCGAAGGAATCCTGCATCAAGGTGCAGATAAGAAAACTAAATTATCACTCTGGTCTTCAGCAATTGATTCGTTTTTTGCAGAATTGGCAGACTGAAAGTCCTTTTTTAAGAGGCCGTGCGGGACGCGAATTCCAACTACTTGTTGGAGACCGATTGAAGTGGTTGGAATTTTGTGTATTAGGTCCTAAATATCCAGATATTTACGCTTCAAAAACTTTTTTTCGCAAAGGAATATTTTCCTGGGGTAAAAAAACGATCGGAAAATATTTCCCAGGAATTTTTGAAAAAAAATTCCCCGAAGACCGTCCCCCGTTTATTAAAATTGGAAAAGATAACGAGATCAGCCAAGAAGCATCTGAATCAGAATTTGATAAATGGCTTTTTGAATATTTAGAAAGGGATTGGAATCCAGTTTATAAACAAATCGGAGAATCGGGAACTTTTTTAGGGTATCTTTCGGGGTATTTGAGCGGATCCCTGAAATTACCGATCGAAACGATCGACGAAATGGGGATTGAAGATTATGATCGCGCTCTGAAATACAAACTTGGATTTGGATTAGAAGATCGGCAATCTTTTGAAAAAATCATTTCAAAAAGTCGAGAAAGAGAGTTGGCTGCTGAGTATGCAAAGAGTCATGGTTCCGAATGGATCGCGATCTATCAACGCGATGAAAATGGAAATGTCATGCAAGATTCACAGGGGGATCCGGTTCGAGGTGGTAAGCCTTTTGAATATTTATCTCTGATGTATCGAAACATGATTTCAGCCGCAATCGGTGAAGGGAAAACTATGGAACAGTTACAGTCAGAAATGGCCTACCCTGATTTGTTTGAACTCGTAGAAAAAGGTAAAATATCGGAAGACGAATATCTTAAAATACTCGATGGAAGTGAGTCGTCTCTTTTAACTCTTAGGCTGAACAGAAACTTCCGGCGCTTTGCTTGGACGGAGGCGTCAATGGCTTTTAATGCGGGGAGAATTTCTGCATTAGTAGAAAGTGGAATCAATTACGCGATTTTTACAAAAGGCCGAAGGATGATGTAATGTCTATGAGTGAGTTAGATTAAATAAAAAATCCGAAGGGAAAAATGGAATTAACAAATCTTTATTACATTGAGTCTGCGATAAAAAAAGTTGTCATTACTCGCATTCTAAATTTTGAACTTTGCTTTGATGAGCAGTACTATACACTTAGAAGATGTTCTGATTCACTTCTAATTTATGAATCCAAAAATTATTACGAAGTAAAAAATTATGCTGAAAATCAAGAATATCAATTAGCAGGACCATTTTACAAATATGGGGCGTGAGTTTCTTAAAACTGGAGGTAATACCTTTAAAGTAGAGATTGGCCCCTCTACATTCAATCCAAACCCACCTGACGATTTAATACAAAGGCAAGGGGAACCGGTTATTTGGTTAAGATCTTTTCCGAACCCTAGTGCCAACAGTCAGCAACTAATGGCACTACCAGGTGCAGATGGAATATTTTATCGGATTGATAAAACGTTTAGAGTACCATTAGAAGACTTACAAAATCAGCAATTCGATGGAAACGATTTATATACTCGTTATGGACCGATAAAAAAAATCCGTAAATTATACGTAGTTCGTTCGGAAGAAGAAGGTGGAAACTTTGAATTAAAAGTTGAAGAGATTGATGGAAACAGGATTAGAATTTTTCCGGAAAGAGAATTCGAATCCTATATGCTAGTTCGATGTGATTATGAAATTTCCGTTATTGACGAGGATGAAAGTATTACTGTGATCCAAAAACTTGATGGAAACATAATAAACTTCGAATTATTTCCGAATAAGTTGGTAACTAATGTAAAAGCAATTTGGCGAAAAAGACCATCTGAGCAGACATTCTCTCTACTTCCAGATTTCAGGCATGATTTGGTAAATCTATATATAAAGGATATATCCTCGATTGGGACAGTTTTCAAAATGACCTTAGATTCATTTTCCCCTATCAAAATCGGATACCGAATGATTGAAGCAAAGGATCGAAGATTAGGAAAATCAGGAATAGATTTGCAAATAGGTGACCTTGATGTTGTCGTAGGGTCTACAACAAACTTTGCAAAAGACGATTTGATTATCTTATTGAATTCGTTAATGACCGAAAAAGAAATTTGCAAAAGAAATAAGGATGGGTTTTATCCTATAAAATATACACCCGTAAGAGAAATATACTCAATACACTCCCAAGAAAAAGAATATTTCGATTACTCTATAGAGAAATTTAGATTCTTAAAATTGAATGAAAAATTCCTACCAGAACAAATATCTATAGTTTACGGATTTAATCCAAAATTTAAGATTTTGCCCTCAACTAAACTATCAGCATTAGCAGATAGGATACAACCTAGAGAATGGGTTGCAAGACTAGATCAAACTGAACTTGATCTTTCTGAAATAATCCCTGGTATTTCGCATTAAATTATTATTGCAAAGTAAAAATAATCTATAATTTGTCGCTTTTCGTATGAATCAACACGAGATTATTCAGACTTTTTTAAAAGCCCGCAAGTTTGAAGTAGGAAGGGAATCTATTCGTAAGGATGGAATTTATCGGAAAATTTCAGATTCCGGCAAAAAATCAAAACAATGGAAGTTGGTTCAAAAACATAGTGAGGATAAAAACAGGTTCTCCAAAATATTTGAAGCGATAACAAATTTTTTTGGAGCGATGTTACCGAACAAAACAATTCCAAAACTAGAGTATGAATCGAATAAAATAAAATCAAAAGGAATATCTATACAAGAATGGACTAAACATTTTACAAGATATTTTGAAATCAAATCCCAAATTGATGCAATATTTCACCAAGAAAGATTTGCAAATAATACGAATTCAACAATAATAAACAATAAATCCGGATCAAATCAAGTTGCAAATTTTATCGCAAATAATACGAATCAAAATACCGATAAGTTTACATATAAAAAATCAATATTCAAGTTACTTTATGATATTTATGGGGATAGAAAATCAAATGGAAATGCAAATAGAATTAATGAATCTAATCAAGGAGTCGGGCTATCAAACCCTACCGACAAGGGATCCAAATTGGGTGTTTCAGAGTCTTCTCAAAATGGCGAGAGTGGACGGTCTGGAGCCAACTCTGGAAAATCTGCTCTCGCTAGCCGGAAACCTGGAAGTCGATCTGAGTCAGGAATTTCGAGCAACGAGCGACTGACAAAAGAAGAATCTATTGCCCTTAAGGTCGTGGAAGGACTAAAAACTTTTCGCGGACTCTGGAATAATAAAAAACAAAATGAAATAAATTTAGAATGTAAAAGAATTTTATCAACAACCCCTCATGATCAAATTACTTCTGATCAAAAAGATATATTAAGATTATATGAGGGTTCTGGCGGACAAACGACAAATAATGAGGTGGATGCAAATAGAGGAATGTTATATCAGTTCCTTACTCCAAGAAAAATTGTCGAAAAGATGCAAGATATACTGTCACGTTACGTGCAAGATGGCGCTAACGGGTTAGAACCTTCTGCTGGAATAGGTAGGTTTGCGGAAGGCAAAGGCGGAAAATATAACTGGGATATGCTAGAGTATAACCCAGATGACAAAACTGCTTTTGCAATCGCTAGAATCTTATATCCGGACGCCAATATATCAGACAACGCTTTTGAGACCCTATTTATTAATAACAAAAATCAATCAGTCGGTGAAAATTATAAGGGAAAGAAATTTCAATTTGTAGCCGGTAATCCTCCTTACGGGGCCATGGAAGGAAAATATAAGGCCATCGAGGGGAAAGGTTGGAAGAGATATGAACATTATTTTATAAATCGTGGGATTGATGTCTTAGAAGAAGGTGGTATCCTTACTTTTATAGTACCTCAATCATTTTTAAATGCAAATAATGAAAAATGGAAAAATCAAATTTTTGATAAAGCAGAATTGTTAGAAGCATACCGTTTGCCCGAAGGCGCGTTTGGCAATACTCAAATTGGAACGGATATAATTGTTTTAAGAAAAAATACAACCAACTCTAAAAATAATTCATTGGCTTTTTCCGGAAAATACTTTGAAAATAACCCAGAGCATGTTTTTGGTTCTGTCGAAAAAAGAAAGAATCGATTTGGAAAAGAAGAAGACTACGTTAAGGGAGAGATTACTGATTTCTTAAATTTCAATTTGCCGCTAAGATCTGAAATGAGCGAAGAACAGAAAGCGGCAATTTCTGAAGGTTTGGTGGGGAATACGAATGCAAAAGGGAAGCAAGTTTTAAAAACCGTATCGGAGGCAAAGAAGGTAAATAAAAAAAGGGAAACAAAAGAAAAAATATCTAATGCAGTTCGAAGCACGATAGGTGCAGAAAGGAAGATCGATCCCAAAGATTTATACACACAAGAGGAGTTTATTCAGAAATATGGCAAAAAGTATGATCAGGTTGATCTAGACATTGTCCGTAATATGTTGCCTACTGGTTCTCTTCCTGAGTCTCAAGTTTTCAATGTTCAGAAAATGTCGAAAATGAATAACGAAATATATCCAGATTTTATTTATGCTTCTGGGGATATAACTGAAAAACTTAGAACGCTCGAAATAGAAAAAGATACACTAAGTCCAGAAGAGTATTCTAAACAGAAAAATCTTTTAGAATCAGTGCTACCAAAAAAAGTAAAACTCGAAAATATTATTCTAACACCTATTGAACCATTTGCAAAAGGGTTTATATTTGAAGATAATACTAGCTTAATTGAAAAGTTCAAAAAGTTTATTTTGGGTGAACCGATCGTAGGGCGTTACGGTAAATACGAAGGAAAGATAATTGATTACAAAGGTGGTCTTCCAAGCGAGTATTTTACAAATTATACAATTACAAAATCAGATATTCTTGCATATCTAAGTGGCGAAAGGGTAACAGGAAGAAACGACGTGGTTTACGATAAGACCACGGGCGAAACCACAAAAATAGAAACGAATAAGTTAAAAAAGAAAGAGAGAAAAGAAATAGGAAATAAACTATTTCAACAGTTTATTCAGGAATCGTTAAGTAATGACGAACGCGCTGATCTAACTAAAAAATGGAATGAGCAATATAATTCTGTAGTTAATATTGATGGATCAAAGATACCAGTAGTACTGGAAGGGATGTCTAAATTATTTAAAGGAAATAAGCAAGATTTTAGACCAACGCAAACAAATTTCATATCAAGGTTTATGACACAAGGAGTTGGGTGTGCCACACACGAAGTAGGACTAGGTAAAACTTGGACGGGAATGGCTTCAAATATTTCAGCGATGCAGTCAGGTAAATGCAGGAGACCTTTAATAGTTGTACCAACTTCTGTCTTGCAAAACTGGGCCCTAGAATTTAAAGAGCGATTTCCGAATGTGCCTGTCCAAATGGTCGGAAGTCCAGAGCTAAATAATTTAAATAAGTCAGAGAATGGTTTCCAGGTTGAGGAAGGAGTAGTTACAATCATGTCCTACGATGCATTTACTCAATTTGGATTTAGTAATGAAAGGTATGAAGAGCTAACAAACCAAGTGCGCGATCAAATTTACAACCCAGATAACTCAAAAGAAAATAAAAGAGAAAAAGCTCAAATGGATGAAAAATCCAATTCAATCGTATCGGAAGCAGTTAAGGGCACTCGATCAGATTTACTTTTTGATAAGGCTGGATTTGATCATATCACAATCGATGAAGCCCACAATTTTAATAACATTTTTGTGGATGTAGCATCAACTAAAGGCAAGACTGAAAATAAATTAAAGGGTCGAGAAGACGATACAGGAGTTAACGAGTTTGATGGAATCACAGGTGGTACTCCATCTGCTCGAGGAATTAAACTATGGCTGGCGGCAAGACATATCCTTGAAAAAAACAATGATCGAAACGTTTTATTATTGAGTGCTACACCATTTACTAACAATCCCCTACAAATCTACTCACTTCTTTCAATTGTTGCGAAAAAAAGAATGGAAAAAATGGGAATAACGAATGTTCGAGATTTTCTTGGAACGTTTGTTGAAACGCGATATGAAAATGTGATCGAAGGGAACGGGAAGGTTGTTAATAAGCAAGTTGTTCGTTCCTTTAAAAATGCACAAGCGTTACAGAATTTAATTTCGGAGTATTTTGACTTCCAATCAGGGGACGCAAATGGAGTTGAACGACCGAACCTGAAAATGAAAGCAATCACTCTCCCCTTAACAAGTGAACAAGAACAGATACGCAATCGACTTGAATCAATGTATGATTTGAGAGATGCGTCTGGAGGTGCTCTTGGGGGAGCTCCTTTAGTTTCTATTTTTTCGCAACAAATGATGAATATTTCTCCTGCCTTAGTTAAAAAAGGAGAAGGCGAAGTTTGGAATTATGTGGGCGAAATCAATCCAGAAGGTGATAAGGATATTGTAGAAAGATCTCCGAAACTTCAGTTTATAGCTGATTCCCTTGCAGAATTTTATAATCAGTATAAGAAATCAAAACCTGGGGAAAGAATTCCGGGTCAATTGATGTTTATGCCGAAGGGTGTTGAATACATTTCGAAAATTAAACAATATCTAATGGTAAAGCATGGAATTCCAGAAGATGCGATTGGTGTCCTAACATCGGACACTAAAATTAAAAAAGCAAAGGATCCGGAACTTGCTAAACAAGGATTATCTAGATTCACTGAAATTTCTGATCAATTTAATTCCAGCGAACATCCTTGTAAAATCCTCATTGGATCGGACGTTATAAAAGAGGGAGTATCCTTAAATAATAATACAATTGCGGCGTATAATGCTTCGATCGACTGGAATCCGACTACCGAAGTTCAGAAAAGAGGGAGACATCATAGACCTGGAAACTTACAAAAAAACGTTCAGTGGATTGATATATTGATGGAAGATTCTATTGATTCAAAACTTTATCAAAAACAATCCGAAAAGATTTCTCGCATCAACCAGATTTTCGAAAGGAGTGGATCGGCTGCAATAGATGTTTCGGATATAAATCCAGAGGAATTAAAAACTGAGATTATTAGAGATCCAAAAAGAAAAGCACAATTTGTCGTCAATGAGGAAGCTGCAAAGGTAAGACAAGAGTCTAAGGATCTTCGAGGCCGATCATTCACGCTCCAGGGAATTGTCGATGAAATTAGAGAACTAAGAAATTTAATTAGTAACGAAGAGAACTCGTTAAACAGAGAAAAAAAGGAATTAAAAGAAAATTTGGAGGAGTTTAACAAACTTAAAGAGACAGGACGCTATGAAAGTTATGGGCCACATTCTGAACTTGGAATTAGCTATCAAAAGAAGACAATCCAAGATATAGCAGCAAAATTAGCGATAAAAAAAGCTAAGTTAAAAAGAAACGAAGATAACTTAGAGAAAAAAGGACTAAGTGATTTAGAAAAAGCCGAAGCCGAAGCAAACAAACTTCTTGGTGAGTCGGATACATTATCAGAAAAAGTTAGTGAAATTCTTGGGAACAAGAAAGAAGAGTATATTGCTAAGTTTACAAAAGAACTCGCAGAAAAAGAAAAGAACAAAGCAAATGAATCTATTGATGCGATTGTTAAAAAACATGTTGGCGAACTTTTGTCTGTTGCCGGAATAAATGAGTATAGAAAATCCTTAGCCTTGGATCTAGAAATTAGAAACAGGTTTACTTTAAAACGATTCCTAAAATCCGCATGTTAGAAATATACTCTTGACTAAAAAATTTATTAATAAATTTGTCCCGAACTCATGGCAAATAGTTGGAAAGGTTTTCTTTTTGACAACCCAGATAAAGAAGCAAATCGCAATCTATTAGAAAGGTGTTTTATCGGAAAAGAAGTTGGAATGTTCGAACCTGGTTTGCCTGTACAAGGTGGATGGGGTTCTGTAGTAACCACGGATGAAATTCGATATTCTTGGATGATCGGAAATTCCAGGTTGATGTCAACGGACGGATCTTATATTACCAACGAAAATCTCCAAGGGTTAATTCATAGGCTAACGTTAGCCTTATCGAACGAACTAGAGCATGATATATACCCACAAGTCTACCGCCACAGACCCAAGGGAAACCTTCCTCGATTCATAGAAGATCATGCCAAATGGTTTGATCCAATAGATTACAAAAATGATGACGTTGGGAATAATTTTTTTGTATCATTAGGAAAAGCACCGTTGAATAGAGTTTTACGTTGGGAATTTGTGAATCCAGTCTCACGTAGCTCAGACAATGTTCCAGATGGAATGTCTATTGATCTTTTAAGCAAATCAAGAATAATTTACGAGTCCGGGATTTTGCGATCTGTCGGGATGCTTGGAAACGGTTTCAATTTTAATCCGAATGCAGCAATAAGATCACAAAGAGTATTTGCTGGACTTCCTCAAACAAGGGTTCCAACAGTTCATTATATTGATTTTATTTCTGGGTATGATTCAGCTGCTAGAGTGCCAGCGGAGTTGTGTGAAGTGATTGGAATATTGGCATGTTTGAGGGTCATGTCTGCACATGGTGAATCTAAAGCAGGTGCAATCGCCTCCTATTCTGTAGGAGTTGGACCATTACACGAATCAATTTCCACTACACAATCAGCAACATCTTCTCTCTTCGGAGCAAGGCAATTAGAACTCTATAATAGGTTAAAAGCGATTGGTCCTGGAATTATTGAAAGATACAAACCAAAACGTTTAGTAATTTTATAAAAGAAGGAGAGAAGTTTTTTGCCACTTATAGAGGCGATAAACCAGAAAAAGAATGGGAAGAGCAACTAGAGCATTTTCGAGGCGCTTTGAGAAAAAACGGGTTCATGAAATTTTAAACAAGGAATCATTCGAACTTTTGGGATTTTCTAAAAAATTCCATGATGAAAATATGAATCCTATACATAGGAGGATTGTATTAGCACTTTTTAGATTTGGATTTCAAAAACTTTCGAAATTTGTTCAATCATTTGCAGGTTTTACAATTGTACATGTTTCAAAAGTTCCTCCTAAAATTGATATTTATTCGATGGGCACTTACGTAGGTATTGTAGGATATTTCTACTGGACCGGAAATCTATTCTTGGCTCAAATTCTAAGTTTAGGAAGGGATCCGCTCAAGCTGATTGAGATGTCAAAGGTATTAGTTGCTTCAAATTATCGAGAATCTCAGTGTGAATAATTCTAATACGATTATAGAGGGCGTTTAATTCAGGCTTAGGCGCTTTCATCTTCTTTTGTTTTGGGGTCATTATATCGTATAGATTTCGATGGTTTATGAAAATTGCATCTATAACAGAAAGCGTTAAATTTCGTTGTGCGTGCGTTAGGTAAGTTGGCTTTTGACGAATGTCTTTCAGTTTTTTAATTTGGGAAGGATATATGGCGATCTTCCCTTCTGCATGAAGATTAAAGATACGATCAATGGCAGCGTGTAACATTATGAATTCTGATTGTGGAATGTTCGGTTGGTCTTGCATACTCTAGGACAAAAGCTTCTTTAGATTTTTTTGACAATCATTATTTTTTTTACTTGCAATTCCTTAAAAGGATTTCTCTTGTCCGTCTTCAGCAATTTGCATTGCGGAGAGATTAATGAGCCCGGACATTCACCAAAAAATCCAATATAATCAGAGCGACATGTTGAAATCAGAAGTTCTTCTGACTTCTGCAGAGAGAGCTGGACTCAATTTAAAAGCAGGGAGCGATCCTTTATTTATAAGAGAATCTGATACGGGAAGAATTCTTTTTTGGGACGGGTTACGTTGGGTTGATGTCTTAAATGATCCAGGATTCCTCGGCATAAATATTCTCCGATTGGTCTCAAACGTTTCGGATGGGGAGACGATTACTATCGGAGCCTTTACCTTTCAATTCGATCGAGCGCAAGTAGGTGTTCCTGAAGGAAGAATTGGAATCATCACTCATTCAGATGATACGCCTACTACCGTATCATCTGCAATTGCGTATGCAATCAATACCCAAAGTCGTTCAGAAGTTTTGGCATTAAAAATGTCAGATAATGAAATTCTTACTATCAACAAAAATTTTGAATCACTGACGTCTTTTGGATCTACGATGGTCGGCACAAACAATCAATGGGCATCACCGAATTCTATTGTTGGTCAAAAACCTGGAACTGTTCTGTCTGGATTTGTAAAAAGAGTTCCAACAGCAGTAGAAGTAGCTCTTGGAAAGATGAGATTTGCTTTTGATTTTCAGCCGATCTTACAAGATATTCGGGTAGTTCTAACAACTAGTCCAGGTGTTCAAGTTGCATGGGATGGAATTATATCTATCAATGGAACAATTCTGACTATTGATAACGCCTCCGGATCCACTCCGTTTTTAACAACACATACAATTAAGCTATGGGTGGGTAAAAGTGCGTAAAACTTTCACTATTCAGGACCTTGAGTTATCAAGAATCAATAATCATTTTACGACTCCTTTGGTTACGGTAAATGAAGAAGGTGTGCCGATACCAAATCCGAAAATTGTCCTTAATGATTCTAAGCGTATTTTTGTTATTCTAGAAGTAAGAGCATCTGGTCCTTGGGCTATCGATTTTATGAATAACTCCGCTAAGGATAATGTTCAAAATTACATCAGGAATGGTAATGGTAATGAACAATTTACAGTTCCTTTTGCTGTTGAAAGTGCAACTCTAACCGGTATTTCAGAAGTTTCCGGTTATTTTATACCGGTATTTTAATGAATCGTCTCCGAGTAAAAATCGACATTTCGCTTGTGAATGAAAATGGCGGATTAACTCCCTTTCCGACAAAATCTATAGATTACGATTTTGAAGCGGGAAGTTTCGGAGATTTTTTTGATATAGATAACCGTGTAAGAGATACACAAGTAACTCCGATTCAAATGGATCTTGCACGTTACAAAATAATCAATGCGGTTTTTCTTTTTGCAAACTACATAGATTCCGATCCACAAAATGGGATCAAGGCAGGTGATCCTGCAAAAATACAATTTCAATCAAAAATAAATGGCGACTGGCACGAAGCGGAAGTTGTTGCTCTGGGTGGTTTTCAACCGGAACAACTTTTAATAAAAGCAATCGGAACAAGACGAATTCGAGTCACAGAGGTAATTTCAAGTGAGTGATTTCAATACAATCGAAGTGCGATCCTTTCTTAAATCAGCACAAATTAAGGATGTTGAAAGAGAAGGAAAGATGCTTAACGTCTTACTTAAGATCTCAAGTGAATCAAGAGATCGTCAAGGTGACATGATTCTAAAATGCGCATGGGATCATCCGGATGACAAGGAATATTTTAAAACCAAATCTTATGTAGATTGGAATCATCTTTCTTATGTTTTAACATTTTCGAAATCAGATTCTCCTATCAATCGCGCTGAAATAGAGAAAGCAAGACAGGGTGCGGTCCTTGGTCGTCCAACAGGTGAATATTTTTGGGAGAATGATGGTCTTTATTGTAAAGCAAGGATAAACGCAGAAAACGAATTCATAAAACCGTATATACCTTTACTCGAAGACGGGTTTACTGGACTTGAGACTTCAGCTGCAGGTGGTTTTTATAAACCGAAACAAGAAACAATTTCTAAATACGGCCCAAACACTTACGATCGAGCAAGAATTGGTCACATCGCTATCTGTCCACCTGGAGAGGCTGTTAATCCAGACACACAAATGGTTTTGATGAAATCTGTTCTGGCGCAAACTTTCAATTCAGGTCTTATCAGTTCGCCTCCGAGCGAAATTGTAGGTGGAAAAATCGAAACTCTTCCACCTATTCCAGGGACACTCAATGAAGCAATTTCAGGATACATTCTACAATCATGGGGATATAGAGATTACGTTTCTGATGCGCTTATCAAATATATGGAAGCCGGAATTTTAAAACCGGAATTCGAAGCTATTCGAGATTTCATGATTCGATACGGACTCAGCGCACAGGAAGCGAGCGGGCAAACCGTTAAACTTTTAGTTCATTTAGACCAAAAAGGTTAAGGAGCAATAAATGAAAGATAAATACGAAAAATGGAAGAAAGGTTTCTTGAGTCCGTTTATGAAATCAGAAACCGCTCCTCCAGATAATACTCCTCCGGATGAAAGCGAAGATCTGGATGATTCCGAATCTGCAATTACTGACGAACTTATTTCAAAACTTCAGGCAGCGATTGAGAAAGGTGAAGTTAAAGTAGAAGAAGCCGCGATCAAAGAATGGTGCAAAGCGAATGGACTTGAGGATGAAGATTCTCAAACTGTTTGGGATACGATCAAAGAAATCGTCGATGAAGACATTCCTGGTAACGAACCAGACAAATCGATGCAAAAAGGTGGATTTGCTTCTTTGAAACTTAGAAGCGATCTTAAGCAGTTCAGCAAATCTTTAAATTCTTTTGGTAATAGATCTAAAGAACATGGTGAGGTTCTCGCTCTTTTAATCAAAGACAACGAAGCTTCGGAAAAACAAATCTCAGAGTTCAAGACCGAGATTAATTTTCTAAAATCGGAAATTCAAAAAATCGGCGGACTTCCACAAGATGGAAAAAGAACCATAACATCCATTGATCAGATTACAGATGACCAACTCGGCAATAGAGAACAGATCATAAAGATCCTTTATAAAGGAGCTCAGGATAAAGTTCTTAGTATTGGAGATCTTCAGACTTACAAATCTCAAGGGATACTCACAGAACCTGCAAAATTATTTTTAAAATCTTCACAAGGAGGAAACTAGATGAAACTTAAAAATATTTGGCTAGTTTTAGTTTCGTTTATTTTTTTGATGGCTGGGAACCTTCTAGGGCTCGGAGATCCTTCTTACGTTATGCTAGGATTAGTTCCAGCAACGTTTACGGACATCAAATCTCTAACCGAATTCACTAAAACTTTTAACGCAAACTCTCAAGGGATTACGGATGTTGCTGCTCTTACAAATGGAGCTGCTACAACAATACATTCATTAGATGAAGAAATGGTGTTATTTGCACAATCTAGCGATGACTACAAATTTCTAAACACAATGCATTACAAAGATACCAAATCCACTCTTAACGTCTATGGAAGAATTTTGGATTGGGGTGGAAATGGTGATTTCTCGTTTGTCGGTGAGGCGGATGATGCGGAATTCAAAGATGTAACTATTGATCGAATTGCAAATTTAGTTTCCTATCTAGCAGAGGGTTATGCAGTTTCGAAGGTTCTAGATATGTCTGACACTGGTTCGTTTGATCCAGAAGCAATCCAAGTTGAGGGAGCAATTAATAGAATCATGCAGACCATTGCCTATTCAATTTGGTACGGGAATAAAGGGATCAATGGCCTTGAATTCAGCGGTTTCGTAACCGAACTCGTAAAGGCTGGACAGGTTTACGATGCACAAGGTGGATTTCCAGATTTAAAAAGTATCAAAGAATTAGCTGTGAACATTCGAACACATTTTGGTTTCGTAAATGAATTCTGGTTACATGATTCTGTGAAGAATGTATTAGATAATTATTACGTAGGTGCAAAGGAATTTATTGCCCAACCCTCAAATGGCGATCCTTCAATTGGTTATAATATTCCAAGTTTGATTGGAGCTCCATTGCGTAACAATAAACTGGATTTTAAAACCGATCTTTGGATTAATAGACACCTTGTTCCCCTCCCTACTTACAGAGATGCAAATGGAGTAAAAACTCCTGGAAAAACAAACCCAAAAGCGCCTGATCAGCCAACGGCAACTGCAGTTGTTTCAGGAGGATCTATTTTCGGATCTAAATGGAAATTTTCCGACATTAAAGATAGATCCAATGCTGACTCTGCAATCAGTTACAAAATCGTGGCATGTAATCGATACGGAAGGAGTGCGGCTTCGGCTACGGTGACAACTCCAAGTAATATGGTAAAAGGAAGATCCATTATTCTAACAATTACACCAGCGGGATCTGGTGAAGTTGCTGATTATTATCAGATTTTCAGGGAATCTCAGCCAGGAAATGGGGATTTTAGATTAACAGAACGAATAGCTAAGTCTAGTGGAGCAACAACTGTTTATTCCGACGTCAATGAGTGGATTCCTGGTTGCACCGAAGGAGTAATGGGTGATTTTAACGCACAATCTCCTTTAAACCAAACAAGAACGTATCAGATGTTTCGAATGTTACCGATGCTTCAGACAAAATTTCCACCTAACGCGGTTTATCAAAGAAAGCTGGCTGGTATGGTGGAATTTTATGGTGGGCTTGCGGTATTGCAACCTTACCGTTTCTATCTTGTAAAAAATTTACCTACTTCAATGGCCGCAGCATAAAAGAAGGTAAATTCTAAAAAAGTGAATTAAAGAAGGGCGGGTTACTCTGCCCTTCTTTGTATATATAAGGAATATGTTAATTACAAACTCAGAAGGAACTACGGATGTTGCTGCTCTTACAAATGGAGCTGCAATCACTAAAGACCCTATGTCTGTGTTTAAGAAAAATACTTATCACAAGGATTTCAAAAATTTCTTTAAAAAAAAATATAAGAAGTCAGATGATAAGAAAACGATTTGTGTAGATTTTGATGGAGTAATCCATTCTTATTTGAGTGGTTGGCAAGGGATCGATATTATTCCAGATCCTCCAGTTGAGGAAGCTTTTGATTGGCTTTTTGAAAATTCGAACTATTTCAATATTATAATCTATTCTTCGCGATGTTCTGATGTAAAAGGAATCGAAGCAATTAAAAGTTTTTTGAATACACATCAAAAAGAATGGCGACAATCAAGATACACACGAAATCTCGGTGTCCCAAAGGTAAGTAGATTTTCAGATTTATTTCAGTATTCTGCGAAGAAAATTCCAGCACACCTTTATTTAGATGATCGAGGAGTTCAATTTAAAGGTATCTTTCCTTCGATAGAAGAGATTGAAAAATTTTGCTCATGGGTGGATTCTAAAGAAGCCGAATTCTTTCATAAATCACAAGCCGCACAAGCTGGAGAACGAAGAACCTGGAACGATGGCCTACAGCACGAGAAAACTTCGAGTGGCGATTGGAAGACGATAGGCAAAGGAAGAGAGTCTTCTCAGAACTTTAAGCCAACTGGAAAAGTTCAGACTTCTTCTGGAAGTTCTAAATCCCATGCAGTTACACATGAACAAAAAGCTGTCGAAGTACTTGGTCGCTGGAAGGAATTTGAACAAAAAGCAAAAGAAAGAAATCGTGACCGGATTGCTCGGACTCCTCCAGAAAAACGAACGCAATTAAATGACGTAAAGTATTCAGTTCCTGGAGACATTGTTAGAATCGAGCGACCAAACAGCGGAAAAATCAACCGAGGTCATATAGCAGAAGTATTGGGTAAAGTTGACGATATGATCAAAATCAAACTTCCTTCTGGAAGTGAATTTCTTTTTGCACCCCATGACTTAGCTTATGCAAAATCTTTCGAAGCAAGGCCGATTTTTTCCTATCAGTTCTTAAAAAGTTCAGAATCAGATAACCCAAATATCCATACTTTTTCCGATGGAAATACTTATGAAAAAGAAGGAAATGGTTGGAGGTTAATTTCAAAAAATGAAAAGAACGACACTACTCCAGAAAAAGATAAAGAGTTCGTTGAAGAAGCAATGAAAGCAGGAGATAAAATTCCAGTTAAAGTTCTTAAGAATTATCCAGAACTTTTACAGGAATTTCCGGTATATAATAATCGGGTCAAATCAATCGAGGCACTTTCAAACAAATTCCTGAAAAGATGAAAGATTCTATTTTTGCTAAAATAAAATCTAACCCTAATATGTTTCCTCGTTTTTACGCGGTTCTTGGTGCAGCAGCAGTCGAAATACGAAACAAATGGGAATTTATGGCTGGAAAACGTGCTGAAGTTTCCGTCAAAAATGGCGGATTAGGTTGGTGGGGACAACAGTATCTTGCTAACGGACAAATCCAAATTAAACGAGTTGGTTTAGGATTTCGAGTTTTTTATGATAGCAACTCGTCTGCTTATGATTTTGAAAAGATTGCTGAAAAAGGTCGTCGTGCTTTTGATATTGCCTCTTATTTACTTTCTAATTCAAAAAAAGTAAGAATTAATGCTAGGGGAAAGAAATTCCTGATTATTCCAATGAAAGGAAAAGAAAAGGAATCTGCCTCAACTGTAATGAAGATTCTTTCAACTTCAAAGGTTTCTTCTCCAATGGGTGGACAGGTAAAGAGGAATTCGTATTCGATTGAGAAAATTGAAAGTAAATCACGTTCGAACACTGTAAAGTTTCAACAGTTAAATGAACGCGGTGGAAGTTCCACAACTGCGAGCAAGATGGTAGTGTTAACGGAGGATTCTAATTGGGAACCTTATCCAGAGATCAAAGGACAAAAGTTTGTCCAAAGAATGCAGGAAGAAGCAGATAGGGTCTTGAGAAGTTCGGAATTCTTAAAAAATCTTGCAGAAGCTTTAACTTTAGATTTAAAAGAACTATATTTAAAGAAGAAAAAGAAATGATACTTTGCCTTTATCAATGTGATCCGGAACAGAGAGTAATCGAAGAACTCTCAAAATTATTGGACGAGAGTGGATTAGAAGAACGCTCCATTGAATCCAAAGATATAGTTACTTACGGTCATCCCTTATATACTTTTGCAAGTTCGGGTGAAAATGCTAAGAATAGTTTTTTTCCAAAGGTCGGCATTGAATTTCAAAACGATGATATTTCAGCTGAATTAGGAATGAACCTTCAGTACTCTGATTATAATGATCAGATAAAACGTAAATTACAGTTTTATAGAGATCGCCATAATTCACAGTTTGAAAATCCTGATTTCAAACAATTTGATAAAGTTCTTAATGATAATTTCAAAACAGTTGAATATTATACTAGTCGAGTTGACTCAAATGTTTTGATTACAGGATGGGGAGGTGGAGGAGTTTTAGGAAGACGTACAAGTAACGATCTTTATAAAATTGTAACAGCACTACTCCCTTTTCTGTTTGCAAGAATTTATAAAAACTACCGGGTTTCCGCACGTATCGATGGAAGGCTTCAGGCTAATATCGAAGCGCCTGAGATTATGCGGGGTTGTTGGGGATTTGAATTTTCGATTGTTATCTCACAGTTAATTCGAGTTTATAAGTTTAGCAAAGAACCCTTCATTTCTAAAGCAGATGTTTATCTTGATAGAGGTAATGATGCTGGGTCAACGTTTCAAGATGGAATTAAATTTCAGGCATTGCATGGAAAAATAAAAAATTATTCTTCAGATCCAAAAAAAATCTGATTGATTTTTAAAACAGTTACTTCTCTTGTCCCCAATCCATGGCAGGCAATACAACCCCTTCTGAAATTAAAATAAGCCCACTAGAAAAATTTATTTCTGAAACTTCGGAATTATCTCGTTATTCGATGGCACATACTTTCCGAATTTTTTGTGTTCAAAATTTCGATAAGTTCAATTCGCTAAAAACTGAGAAAGATGTAACTCAAGCTTATGATCTTTTTTTTCACGGATTGGAGCCAAAGAAAGAAGTTATAAATACGTCTGCAGAAGAAACCAAAGGTGGTTCTAAGTAATGGGAACTTCAGGGAGCGAATTTCAAGGAAGAGCTTACGTTGCTCCAGGAGCTCGTGGTAAGTTTCAAAGTATTGGTGCTAATCCAGGTGCTGGAACTGACAAATTTACTCTTGTGCTTATTGGTAAAGCCGCAAATGGAGTTTGTTTCAATGAGTCGTCTCTTAGAGATGATCAGCGATTCTATACTATATCAGGTGGAGTAAGTGGTTACAATCAGGCAAAGAGTATATTAGGAAGTGGTGAATTACTTCAAGCAATCAAGTTTGCTACTTTCCCCTCAAGCGAAGATAATCTTGCTCAAGGTCCGCAACTTATTAAATTTATAAATATCTGTCCTAATACAAAGGCGTTTAATGACTTCACTACTTTAAAAACTAGTCAAACTCATAGGATTTCCTATCCAATACCTGGGCCAAATGGTAAAAAGGTTCGATTTTTTAAAAACTCTACAGACAAAACAATCCAAATCGGTAATGATCAAGGTATTCTGACTTCAAGGAGATTGGAGAAGGTTGTTTTCACAATTTCTTATATTGGTAACGGTGCTTCTGCACTTCTAGAAATCGATGCTATAAATCTAAAAGTAACTTTAACCGGTGCTTCAGATAATTCTCAATCAATCGTAATCAAATTTACTGATTATCCTACGATCGGCGAAGTTGTAGATCAAATCAATTCACAGGTTGGTTACGTTGCGACGCTTTTTGAATCTCCTGAATTTTTGGTTGCAAATCTTGATCATGTTGAAGCTTCCGAATCGATTTCAGTAAAAGCTCCAACGAATGTTTCGATTTATGCTGATTTGTTTATGGAACAAAATTTTATCGAAGGCACAGGTCTTGGTGAAGTTGTTTTGGGGACAGTCCGTAAGCCATTCGCTGGATCAACGATGTTTAAGTATCTTACTCAAGGTGGGCTTACTGGCACTCCTGTGTCTACAGATTTAAAAGACGCAATTACTTTCTCAAAAAAAATCTCTGGTTTATACCGAAACATTCTCTCTTCCACCCTTTCTGACAAAACATATTTTAAACAAGTGTGTTTTGATATGAACTCACCCGAAACAGGATCGGAAACGGTCGGAGGTTGTGGTGCAGATGGAATCATACCTGTTCCACAAAGACAAGATGAAGGTCGAACACTTGGTTCGTATTGGATGACCTATGGTTTGGAATCATTCCGTGATTTTGATATAAATGGAGTAGAACAAACGTTTCCTGGATATTATCTTTCTGTAATAGATAATGCAATTTCCGCTTCTAACTCTCCAAGAATTTCGCCTACCTGGAAGGCACTGAATGTACTTAAAAGTGCAGAATATATTTCTCGGGATCCGGCTGTTAGGGATGCTTGTATCAGAGCTGGTACTTTGATTTTAGATCAAAAACCTTCTGATAACTCATGGGTAATCGCCAGGTCTGTTACTACCGAGAGAAGAGATGATTTGATCTTAAACGAAAAGTCATCTGTTGCGACTGCACTTACAATGGTACGTGAACTTAGAGTTGGTTTTAACGCGAAATTTATTGGTCAAAGTATGGTCGATGATTCCTCTCCAGTTTCGGGAGTTCGTGTTCCGGACGTTCTCAACTATATTGAAGGAAAATTAGAGTATTTTGTTCAACAAGGATACCTTGTTGGTTCTGCAGCTCTCGGCGTTGAGGCATACAAGAAAAATTTCTCCATTCAAGTTGAAGGGGATACTTGGTCTTTCTTGGATCTTGAAGGAAACGTTACCACTCCTTTAAATTTCATTTTTTACATTCTTTCTTTAAAACCATTAAGAGGTAAGGCATAACATGGCTGATCCACAACTACCCGAAGATCTCCCTGATCCGTCAATACTCGTTGGCGCAAATGCTGAAGTCTATATCGATGGAAATGTCGTCGCATATATCAACGAAATCGATATAGACGAGAATTATAATCAAACTTCAATTTATGCGATAGGGGATTTTTTTCCAAAGACCACAAAACCAATGCGTTTTGAAGGAGATTTGACAGGAAAAATTTATATCTTAACTGATGATAAAGACCCTGGTACTGTTAAAACATTACCCGATCTTTCGAATATCATTACCCATAGAGGGAATCTTCTTGAATTTAGAGAAAAAGGCACTGACCGTAGAATTCTACGTGCAATTTGTAAATTAAATTCACGTAAAACTGGGATTAATACGGATACCCCAGGTGCTTCCAATATTTCCATGAAAATTCTTCGAATTCAGAAAAAGGAGGCTTATAACTAATGGGTCTGTTTCCAGGAGTAGAAAGAAGTTTTACCTTTGAATTAGAGGGACACGCTTTTGCAGGGAATTTCCCGCGAAGAAGTGAAAAACGAGATATTGAAGTAGAGGTAGCTCAAAGATTGAATTTTGTCCCACTCGGTTCCATTTCATCCGACGCATATGCGATAGAAGTGATATGTGTGACTTTTAATAAAATTTTAACAACCAAACCTAAAGAACTCGATGGAATAGATTTTGCCGATTTACCTGATCAGGTCATTTTGAAGATCTGGAATAAATACAAAATTATTGAAAAGTCCTACGAGGATCAGTTAAAAAAAAATAACCGATCCCCATTATCTAAAAAAACTGATTCAGTCGAATCGAACCTTCTTTTTGGATCTGTATCTGCTTCTAGATTATCGGATCTTGCCGAAAGAGTGGACGAACCTTGATGATATTGAACCAGAAGAGAAACTTGCATTAATGTATGCTGATTCTTTTGTATCTGATCGTTTGGACAGATTCAAGAAGACATTTGATATTCAATTGGAAATTGATTCTGTAAAATCTGAGAGTTACAAATCCTTCCTCGAAAAGTGGCAAATTGAGTCTTGGCCCGAAGGTCGTGCGAGGTCACTTGGCGAAGCAATTAAAAAAGAAAGAATTGCAAATCTAGAAAAATTAAAGGAGAGAATTTGAATATGGGAAAATCAGTTGAGATTAATGTAGATACCCTTGCTAAAAGAATTTTTGACAAACTATCTCCGGAGATGCGTGCTGAATTCGAACGCCTAAAAAATACTCCTACGGTTCCAACAGCAGCCGATCCGCCCTCTTCTTCTCGAAAAAATAGTAAGAAAAAAGATAAACCGAAATCTGCTAGAGAAGGTTACCATACTGGGGATAATATTGGAAGTGAGGTTGAGTCAGACCTTAATGAATTACGTTCGGGCCGCTTTTCTGGAATTTTTTCGAGAAAAATAGAATCTGCAAAGAAAATCAGAGATGCGTATAAAGATTTCAAAGGCCATAGAGATAAAAATAAGAAAATTTATGATGATTTTCTTCCAAAAATACCACTAGATTCAATCGGATCCGGCGGGAAATATGACAAACTAATTGTAAGGGAAGCTAAGATTGATAAAATTGTAGGTCCTCTAGGTGGTGGAGGTATGGGAGGAAGAACGTATGGCGGGAAATTTGTATTTCCTGATCGAGGAATTCCTACAGTTGAACCAGCCGCGTCCCCACAGACTGAAAATAAATCGTCTATGCTATCTAAAGTTGGTGCTGCTATCGCACCAGCCGCGTTTGGTGTAGGAGCTGTTGCGGGTGCAGCAGCTTCAATTATATCCTCTATGGCTGGTATGTATCAACAAACCATGCAATCACAAGATTCTACATTAGATGTTTATGGTGGATACAAAGGCGGTGGAGGGGATTTGATTCGAAACGCTGAACTTGCACAAATTGGTGTATCTAGGGCACGAATCTTTGGGAGTGAAGCACAAGAGGCAATAGATGATATATCCAAAAATAAATTAGGAATTCAGTTTGGGCTTTCCCAGGGAATTGGTGGAGCCCAGGGCTCAGAATTATTTGCGAAGTTAAAGAAATACGGTTCATTTGACGAAGATAGCGAATTAAAAAAGATATTATCAGATGCAATTCGATCAGGTTTTTCGGGCTTAAGACAGTCTGAATTTTTTACAAACATTGCATCTGCATCCGAATCCGCATACAACTCGGGAATGGGAACACAAAGTGCCGCTGATATAACCAGAACATTTTCAAATATAGCTGGTTTAGGAATTCGTGATAATCGCGTAAATTCCGTTTACCAAAATCTAAATGATAATGTATCTAAAAATGGAAACTTTTTTAATTCGGTTTTAGTAAGCGAGCACATGGCTTCAGGTAAATCAGCACTGGAAGCAAAATCACTGGCAGAAAAGGGAATTTCGAATAAGGAAAATGTGAAAACCATTCGAGATTTTATGTCTAGTCTTGGACTTAGTGACGATACGAAGGGTTTGCTACTCAATCAGTTGGGAATCACTACAGCGACCGAATCGTTTAGTATGACCCAAGGCGAAAAACCTAAAATTAAAGATTTCTTTAATTTGGACAATGAGATGTCCGATGAGAGTGGAGCCGCTGCATTAAATAAAATTTCAGGTGTTCAGGGACAAGCTTATAGAGGACGGGCAAACGAATTAGATGACATAATCGCTGGAAAAGATAAAGACATTAAAGATTTATTTAAGAAAGCAAGTGATACACAAGATATGGTATTTAATTTATTAGTAAAACTAAGTGAAAAAGCAGCAAAAAAAGTTCGAGAATTAGAAAGTTATTTCTAATCAAGTTATTTTTATCATTGACCAGTGGTTGTTGAATTTTAACCCTACTCATGTCTTAAAGAGGTCAAGATGAAATATTCTGTTTTTATTCTATTATTAATTACGCTTTCTTTCTCTATTTACTCTGATAACCAAACAGTTAACAATGATCCTTCCGAATTACAGCAAGAAAGAAAAAATAAACAAAGGGATGAATATCTAAAGATCATTAAACTCTTTCAGACTTTGAAACAATATAGATTTAAGCATGGGGATAACAATCTTCTTAAAGATAAGAAAATCAAAGGAATTGAGAAAGAAATTGAGTCTCTAAATATAAAGTTAAAAGGGGCTTCTCTTGCTTTATCAAATGCAATTGCAGAATCTGTTGAGAGAAAAAAGGATTCAGGAAAAAACCTAAATAAAAAAACAAATGAGTTTATAATTGAATATGACGCAAATGAAAGAGCAAACAGAGATATATCAGATTATAATGGAACTGGTATGTCCAGTGATGAGATTCTGGATATAGTTGATATGATTGATCATATTGAAATTAAAATAGTAAAAACAATACAATCAGAGCAAGAAGCTATTGATATAAAAATTGGTGAGCCATATTTGGTTTCAGGAAAAATTGATAAGATTAGAATCAGCGATGCTGGTAGGAGTATTAATCATTACGGAATTTACTTATATATAAAGTAGACATGTCTTAAAGAGGTCAAGATGAAATATTCTGTTTTTATTCTATTATTAATTACGTTTTCTTTCTCTATTTACTCTGATAACCAAAAATTAAGCATAACTGAAGCACCACAAGATTATAGCAGTGAGTACAGACAAAAGGAATATCTAGAAATTATTAAACTCTTTGAATCACTATTCAATAAAGAATATAATGATGATATTCAAAAAGAAGTTGAATCACTTTTTAAAAGTTTCAAAGGAAAATCCCTTACTTTTTCTTCTTTGAAACGGGAAGGTAGTATTCATAAGTTATCAAATACTTATGTTTTTACAAGTGGATATAACGATTCGTATTTAGAAAGACTTAAGAAAAATTCTAAGAACAAAAAAGAGTTATATTTAACAGAATTTTATTTTCCATTGGTTGATGGAAATACAGGATACGATGAAATTCCAAAGGATATATCTAAAAAACCAAAGTTAGTAATAGTAACGATTACTGAAATTAAAATTGAAGGAAAATCTTTATATTCAATACTTTATCCTGATAATGATAATGGTGGCTATCATGAATTTGCAATTTCAGGTAAGATAGATCACTTACAATATTCAAACTTTGGTTCTCATGAGTTAACTATCTTCATAAAGTAAAGGGGTCAAGATGAAATATTCTGTTTTTATTCTATTGTTAATTACGTTTTCTTTCTCTATTTACTCTGATAACCAAAAATTAAGCATAACTGAAG